TCTGCACCACCCTCATAGTTACCAGTATAGTCGCCTACATAGTGTTCTTCGTAAGTACCAACATATGTAGGAACATAATTTGCAGTATAGTTTCTTTCAAAGTTACCAATAAAATTAGAAGTAAGGTCTCGTGTGAATTGACCTTCATATTCACCCACATAGTTACCAGTATACGTACCAGTATAATCACCTGTATATGATACTTGCGAATAAACAGTAGACCCATCACCTATGACTCCAGAATAGTTTATAACGGTGACACGTGTAAAGGTTTCTTCTTCGGATCTTGTGCTAGTTCTCGAATAAACACCATCGTAGTTACCAATGAAGTTACCAGTGTAATCGGATTCATAGTTACCAACGTATATTGCTTCAAAGCCACCGCCTGCATCTCCAGGCGAGGCACCATCAAAGTTTCCTTCGTAGTCCACCGCATAATTTTCTAGTGCGTTGCGTGTAAAATCTCCAGATCCATCGTAGTTACCAGCGTAGTTACCAACATACTGACCAGTATAGTTGCCGTCATACTCACCTTGATATGATGTTTGATAAAAGGTTTGATATGCAGCGCCCGAATAATTTCCCGCAAAACTGTCGGTACTGTCTCGTGTATAGTTTTCATCTGAAAGTGTATTTCTTATATCGGTTGCAGTACCTTTCGCAACCCATGTACCAGAATCAGTTGGAACACCCTGTGCGGATGATCTAAGTTGATAAGTTCCTACACCAGCGGAGCCATTCATAATTCTAGTTTTTGCGACATTTCCAAATGTATATTTAATCTGTGCAGGCGTCATTGCCTGTAGGTCACCACTACTGTTCAATAGTCGCATAGGACTAATTTTAGTGGGTTCCGTAAAGGTATCTCTTTTGTATATACTATAGTTTACTGTAGTACCGTCTGCACGTGTGTCAGAGAAAACATTTGAAATATGTACAGAGTAATCACTACTTGGTGCAGATGATCCTATTTTGTATGTACCAGCATAATCATTTGCAAAGATAGTCAACAATAATCGATCAACAACAACGGCCATCTCCGCATCGTTTACAACCTTAATTGTTTTAGTATCTGACTTATCAAATATAACTGGTTGAAAATAATTAACGCCACTAGTTGCGGCAGTTCCTTCTTTCTGATATAAGGTTGTATTTGTTGTGGTGACATTTCTTGCGGATGCATCGTGATCGCCAACGTTACCATCCATAGTCGTGTTCGTATATGTACCGACTGTGGCATTGCCAGAAGATGTAGTTGTAATAGACGCGACTTGTCCTACGCCCGCATCAGCGAGTTGCAATCCTGCTTGGTGTGCGAGATAGTTCTCTTCCGCGGCAGTCATCTTCTTCAGACTACCATCTGATCCGTCTAGTTTGAGTAGTCCGTCTATTATTGACATATTAAACCCTTAAGCTGTGTTCAGTAGTGTACCGTCACTATCTTTAACATTAATTGCACGATTAGAAACTTCGTTGATTGCAACTACTAGGTTTTGATCTGCCGTAGTATTTAAACTTGTTCTTGTACCTACATCACTATCTAGGGAGTTTATCGCATTAACAATTGAAGATTTAACTGTAGTAGTCAATGAGGTAATTGCACCAACTGGGTTGGCAGCCGCATCACTATCTAACGTATCCAGTTGTGTGTGGAGTTCGTTAATCGCTGCCACAACTGTGTGTGCGACTGTTCCCATATTCGATGCGTTGACTGTACCGAGGTCACTGTCTACTGCTGTTTTGTTTGCGTTAATTTGTGTCTCATGTTCGGCAATCGCAGTTACAATTGTCGATGCAGATGTTCCCATCGCACCAGCAGTAACGTTACCCATCTCTGCATGTAGTTCGTTAATCGCCGCAACCAGAGTTGGTTTTGCAGTCGTAGTAAGATTTGTTCTAAGACCCACCGCACTATCAAGTGAAAGTAAAGATGTAGATATAACGTTACCAGTCGCGTTACTCATTCCTGTGATAGCCGCAGGCAAACCAGTATATGTTACAAGTCTATCTCTATCAGAATCTAACTCTTTTATCGCAGTGGATACGGTGGATGCGGTAGTTCCCATCGCACCAGCGGATATTGTTCCAAGTTCTGCGTCCAATTCGTTAATCGCAACTACGACATCTTGATCGGCGGTTGTTGTCAGTGCGGATCTGTTACCCAATGCACTGTCTAGATTTAGTACGGCAGTCGATAAGACGTTACCTGTACTGTTGTCCATTCCAGTAATTGCAGTAGGCATACCTGTATATGTTACAAGTCTGTCTCGGTCACTGTCTAATTCTTTTATTGCAGTAGATACTGTGGATGCAGTGGTTCCCATTGCACCAGATGTAATAGTACCTAGTTCTGCGTCGTGTTCATTGATTGATGCAACAATATTTTGTTTAGTAGTAGTTGTAAGACTGGCAGGAGCCCCAACATCACTATCAAGTTCGTTGATTGCCTGAACTAAATCGGAGTCACCTGTAGTAGTAAGGAGAGCAAGATCGCCAACCTTGTCGGTAAGACTATTGAATGTGTCTTTGAACGCATCGACTCTAGTGTCTAGTGTTATAAACTCTCTTGCCATGTTAACTCTTCTCTAGTAATTGTTTCAGTAACGATTTAATCTCACTTACTTCATTTTGCAACTCACTAATTTCATTCTCTTTATTCTTTTTATATTCTCGGATCTTTTTTAATTTATCAAATTCAGAAGTATTTATATTAATTATTGCACCACTTTCGGTGTCTCTCACAAAACTGTCACTGCCTTCAATTTTCAAATATGTTTTTGTCATTATGCTACCGCAATAGTCCTCAAATCTTTGATACGTGGTACGTTAGAAGAATTCTGAGCACCGAATACTAATTTTATCTGATATTGATCGAACTCTCTTTGATCCTTTGCAAACGTTCCACCCACTGTATATCTGTAATCGTGGAATGTACTTCTGTTCACATCATTAGGTACATCGTTATCAGCAGGAACTGCTGTGAATGATTTCTGTTGAATATCAGAGTCCGTACCTGTTAGTGTGGATCTGAAGTAAACATCAATGTGTGAACCTTCCATTCTATGTCCACCAAATAAGATCTTCAGACCTGTTGCACCGTTTTCCAGTTTTACAGGTTTGGTAATATGTTTGGCCAAAGACGATCCATTCTTAGGATCTGTCTCCGCAACATAATTCAATGGTACGTTGTATCCAGTAGTCGCTCCAGACGCCTGACGATCAACAACATTAGTAATTGCGATCAACTGCGCTCTTTGCATATCGATGACTGGAGATAACGCATTGTTACCAGCCAGTCCAGACATTGTTGCAGTAATTTTTGTAGACTCAGTTATACCAGCGTAGTTTGCCTCATTAGAGTCTGACAAGATCACACGTGGAAAATCAAACAATGTATCTCTATAGTTGTCTAGTTCAATTGCGGCTGGTTGAGCGCCAGGCGACTCTGTACCAGCAAGAGATGTGGTAGTTGTAAACACTCCACTGTATTTTGTCTCGCATGGTGTTGGAACAAATTCTGCGGCCTGTAATTGTACGAGATCCATTTTATACTGTCTCGTAGATGTCGCACCTGTTCCACCAAATGAAATCGCACTGTCACAATTGGAGTCTGCCTCAAAGGTTAGGGCGTTTCCGTCTACCCCTGTCACAGTTCTTTGACCCATGATACTACTTCCGAGAATACCATTATATGAAGATCCTGCCGTCAATCCTTGGATATTTACTTTTTCGTTGACTACAAACCCATGATTGTTCATAGACATTGTGATTGTTGCATCGCCTGCCGCACCAGCAAATGGATTGGTTCCTAGTGTTTGAACTGGTGGAACATCATCTTTGAAAATTGCAGTACCACTTGACGCAGTGAAACTTGCACGATATATTTTAAATTTAATATCCGCATTTACCTCTGCATGGTAACTTAGTCCAGCCTGTGATTTAAACATAGCGCCTGGTTCAATTTGACGTGTAACTCTTTCCTGAGTAGTACCAAGTTTGTAGTCACCTACAAGTGATGTCCAAACTTTGTATTTATTTTTAGCAGCAGTTCTCAGACAAAACGCATATTGTTGACCCCCATTAAGAAACATTGGTTCATCAAATACAAACTCTGTCTCAGTTGTGCCCGCCGCTGATGCGGCCGAACTCATTTGAGCGGCAGTCTTGGTGACTACCGATCCAGGCAGATATTCTAAAGTACTTGGATTTCCTTTTTCTGCTGTTCGAACATCAAGCGTTACGGGCAAGGTACTCGAAACTTCAGAGAAAAACAATCCAATTTTTGTTATAAAAACACCATCTGGTTCCGAAACAAAGAATGTCTGTGCTAATGGATGTATTTTTTTGTTAAACTCGTGATTGACTTCTTTTGCCATTATACTTCCTCAACTTTTGTTCTTAGTGTTTTTCCTAATTTAATTTTAGGTTTTTTAAGACATAGTACACTGCCTAACATACTTGCTCCAATACCCAGTACCTTTAAACCAGTTTTAGATTTGATCATATTGGCCAACAATCGTGAATTAACATCAGTCATTGCCTTATTGATTATGTATGCACCATATGATCTACGTTTTGTACCTTGGAAATACATTAGAGCGTTTTGCACGTGTTTTTCTTCTAGTAGTCCATTTACAGCGGCAGATCTTACAAAACCACCGTCACCGATAATTGATGTAGTACCAAATCCGTTAACTGTAAACGTACCATCTCCGTCAACCCATAAGTTATATACATTAACATCTGATTTTATCACATTTGGTTGAACCCATTTTTTCATTTTACCGAGCCATGGATATTTGTTTTCAACTTCTTCACTATCTACAACCGCAAGAGTATTACCCATATACATTGGATGGTTTGTTGTCGCAAATGGTTCGTGATCAGCAGAAGGAGAATACAATTCTTTCCAAGGATTGTTTGGAACTCTTTCGACCCACATAACAGTGTTAATCTGTGAACGATCCCAGTTGAACACTCTATCACCGATTTTTACATCAATAATATTCTTCATTGAGTAATCGGTCATTTCGATTTGAGTGGTTCCTATAAAGCACCCTTCTTTATTGTGAACAACGATATCTTCAACTACAAATGTGTGATCACCGTCCAAAGTTAAGTTGTATACTTTAAAGTCTGGATTTTCTGACCTAGTTGTTAGATTATCCATTGACTGATAAACTACGTCATCAGTTCCGATCTTCCATGCAACAGAATCACCTTCTTTTAGTTCATGTATAATTCCATCTTCGTTTTCAGATGCAACTAGATCATAATCTTCTGACCAATCTTTTCTATAGGCCTCTGGATCAAAACTTGCCCAACCTTTATTAGTCATAATAGGATGCATTGAAGTAACGAATGGATCTTTACCATTGAAACCGTGTATTTTATTTGTGCCAAGGGTAAATGTCGGTGTGTCTACTACAGTATTCACATCACCTTTCCAACCCATAAGTTTGTCACCAATTTCCACATGTTGAATTTCTTTTCTAGAACCATCTGACATAAGAACTAGAGCTTCTGGAATGAAACACTCACCACCTGGCGCGTCTGGACACTTGGTTCCATCAACTTGTACACCACATTTATTGTGTGCTACATACCCTTCACAAAAATATGTATTATCTCCGTCTAACAGTAAGTTATACAAAGTTGTGTGTGGATGTAACTCTACTGGTACAAGATCAGATATTGTTTCTGTTCCATTCAATGTAATTAGTTCAGATCCACTTCGAAGTTCACTAACATCTTTTAGTTCTTCTCTTACTACTTGAGCAAAAGTTGTAAACTCTCTTTCAAATAATGTTGTAGGATTAAATGCACCCCATCCGACATCTGGCCCCATCCAGAGTGGATGTTCTTCTGACACAAATGGTTCTTTACCATTCCAACCGTATACTAATCTATCGCCAAGTTGAGGTGTTTCTATTTCCATGACAGTGTTGAATTTACCTTCTCTAGTAGGTGATTTTACTTGATCACCGACAACAATTTCAGAGATTGGTTTTTCTGTACCATCTGCCATCGTTACTAGTGCGTGAGGCATGAAACAACTTGGTTCAAATTCAGTCACTTTAGTCGAGATCAATGACGAGTCATCTACTGTACCACTTGCAAGTTGATATGTACGTGTCTCTAGATATTCACTTTGTGATTCTCTTATAGTACCTTCTGACAAGAAAAAGAACTTAGCAAAAGATGTAAATGTTGTGTCCTCACCCTGTTTTGAGAACTTACTAGTGTCTTGCAACTGAAACACTTTTTTACCTGATTTAAATTTAATACTAGAAGTGTGCGGTATCAAGAAATATCCTGAGATTGCACCATTCGCATCTGTTCGTTTGTTTGTAGTCGGGCCACCTAATGCTGATGGATATTGTGTTGCAGTTCTAAACTTTGTACCAACATCTAAGTAAGGGTTTCCTCTCTCCAGAGATGAAAATCTAACAAATCCGCCTACACCTGTTTCAGTGTTTACCCAATCGTCAACATTCTTACCATCAAAGAACGCAAAGTATTCTGTGTTTGGTCTTAGTCCTGTGGCGCGGAATGAAACAAATCTGGATCTCATATAAGGTTTAGAAACAAGGTTTACTTTTGTATCACCAATTTTTTCTTGTACACTTGAAATCTTACTGATATAGTGTGACTGTGTACTAGATTTCTGATACGTATTAGTCGTCTGTTGACCAGCCGCAGTTGTACTACCACCAGAACTATATGTTCCACCTAGTTTTGTTTTGGAAGCAAATACGTGACCTTCTTTGTAGTCTTTAACATCTTCGGCCTTTACACCTGACCAGTTAAAATCCCAACTGTTAAACTGTTTGGTTTGAGATTTGTCTAAAAGAGTATCACCCTTGACAATTTTATCTGGTAGTGTTACATCATCATACCAAGCATCTGATGTTGGTGACATTTCAATATCACCTGTGATTATTTGTATATCAAAAGGATTGAGTGGAACCGCCCGAGATGCAGTTGACTGATTCTTCCAAACTGCATGACCGTAAGTTAACATAACTTTATCACCAACAAGAACTGTGTTAGTCGAACTATCCGCAGAATATAACAGTTCAATTGGTTTTGCCTCAAACTCTGGTCTTAATTCGTTTCTGGCAGGATCAATTGCAGCCCGATAATCAGGTAAGGTAGTATCTGAGAATGCGTGGTTTTTAAAGTCATCGGCAGTAATTCCCGACTTCAATCTATTTGCACCAGAACTATCCAGAACATCAAGTGTTGATGTTGCAAGTTCTAGTTGGTTCATTGCAACCACTTCTTCAAGTTCGTCAAGTCTGTGTTCGATATCCCCAATGTCTTTCATTGTAAATCTAGGATGATCGACGTAATCAATTGACAAGTCTTCATCATCTAACATATAAGGATTGATGTTGACCGTTGCAATTTTCATATATCCTGGCGTATCTGCCTTTGTTGAAAATCTAGGATTATCCGATGGATCTCCGAGATATATACCACAAAATCCACTTTGATTGAGAAATATTGTACCAGCCTGTCCTTGATAGTAAGTCTCATCTAGAGTAATACTATCGTTGTTTCTTGGAAGTGGAATAACTTTTTTTCCAGTTCCAGTAAAGTTGTTACCAGTATTATCCATTCTGGATCTGAAATCCAACACATCTCTAAGTTGAATGATATCCCCATTCGCTTGTCTGTGAGTTGGAATTAGGTGATATGCAATCTGACCAGTATAAGAGTCTACTGAGAAGAAGTCTCCAGTACCATGTGCAAAATATTTGAATTCAACATAAACGTTTCCTGATGGCGCAGTTTTACCACCTTTTAATATCAGTTTACCAGCATCATAGAAGTTATCTCTCTGACCATTATCCAGATCGTATCTATCTGAAATATCATTACCAGCAGCCGTGGCATCTTTAATAACTGTGACTTCGTAAACATCCGCGTGTCCGAGAGGAACGGAGTTTGCTACACCATCTACTGTTGCTGGTGCAATTGTGGCTGTAGTACTAGTAAGTGTTTTGGAGGCAGGAGTTGCAGTTTTCTGTGCAAATACCGCAACGGCAATTGCAGTACTACCACCATCTGATCCCAATGCAACTGTAGTAGTTGCACCACCACTGTTAAGTGTATACGTAGGCGCCCTACTTGTACCATCACTATCGATGTTACAAACCCAGTTACTTGTATCAGTATATGTGTTACCAGAACCACCAATCAAAGATTGTGCAAGTGTTACGTTACCAGATGCGTCTGTAGTACCAGCCACAATTCTCTGTGTGGTCAATGTAATGTCTGTCAATGAGGCAGGACGTTCTTTTGGAAGATCAAAGAAGAGATTGTTATTTCTAACATCTTTCATTTCAGCGACGCCATTGGTCTGTTCTACGTTAAAGTAATCAGTCGCAGAAACACCCATTGATTTAGTCGCACCAAAGTTATATCCAACAACCATTTGTACATCCATAAGATATACTTTCCATTTTGCACCGAATGGTTCGATTGCTCTAATTCTTGCAGTACCGATTGTAGTGCTACCAAATGTGACCGCATTTTTTAATGTAATCGTGGCAAAAGTAGAGATCTTATCTGTGATCGTTTTACTATTAAAGTTTGTTGCAACCACATAGTTACCAAAGGCTGGTATTGCTACTCCGTTATTGATAGTTGCAGTTGTTCTAGGTTTAAGTTCTGTTACTGTTACAGGCGCTCTTTGGTGATAACGGTGACCATTAATATACGCCTTACCATCACCAATTGTCAAGTCAAATTTTTGATCGCTGTCTGCATTTGTTTCAAAGTCTATAAATGATCTTCTGACCACATAGTCACCAGATTCTTCTCTACGGTATGTAGCGAGAAGGCCATTCAGGTCGGCGACCCTTTGACCACCACCCCCAGCCCCCGCGAAGGCAATTTTACCATTCTCAATTGAACCCTGTTTGATAAAGTAATCACCGGCACTAATGTCTGCTTCGTCAATAAACGTAAGAGTAATTTTGTGTCTGTCTGCGCCAGGTGATGCAGTGTTTAGTGTTGCACCACTGTTATCAAATAATTCGTTATCGTCTGCTGAAGTTACAATTTCTTCAGTAACCCTAAATCCAACTGTTCCTGTATAGGTACTTGTATATTGAGATAGTGTTAGTGATTGCTCTGGAGCAAAAACAAAGTGACCATCAAGATAAAATTTACCAGAGTTAATTGTTGCAATAGTACCAAACCCTTTTGTCGGATCTGCCGTACCACCACCAGAAAAACTTGTCAGTGTAGTGCCATCTGTACCAGTAAGAGTTTTACCGTCTGTAATTTTAATACCGTCATCTGCCTCACCAGTCGCATTGTTGGCATCTACATACGCACCATACAAAGTCGCCTTGGTAGAACCTGTCGCAACGTCTACTTTACCAACTCTAAACTTTACACCTGTGTCAGATTCAGTAAATACTATTCCAACTAGATCTGTAGTTGGGTTTGTAAGAGAATCAATTGTTGTTCCTGATGTAGCGTCTAATTTAATAAAATTAACTTTATTGAGTACTGTTAATACACCACCCTGAGATGCCTGACCCTGAGAAAAAATAAACTGTGAATTCTGTGCAATGTCATTTGTAAGAATTGACTGCATCTGGTTAAGTTCACGTTGTTGCAAAGACCGAGCATTATTGAAGAGGATTTTGTAATAGTTGTCACTATCTTTATAATCGTCTTTATAGGTATTAAGAAACGTGTCTTTTATTATTTGTGTGGTCATTTTATTCCCTATACTTCTATAATAACTTTAATATCTTCTGTTTGATCTGTCGAACGAATAACTTTTGCTCTGTTCTCAATATATAGTAAGTCTCCACTGAATGGATCTATCGCACCACCATTATTAAATCCACCTACTCCTGTTGCGGAGTCTGTGATACCGATACCACCAGCAGCGTCTGTCACTGCCTCTGCGGCTTGGAATGGTGTAAACAATGTATCTTCGTTTTGGTGATACCAGATCTCATCTGAGTCTGTGTCACCCACATATGCCTTTGCACCTGATGTACCCCCAGTCAACAAAGAACCTTGTGTAAAGTTTGAAGTTTTCTGATGGAGTTTAAGTCTGCGTAATGCGTTACCACTTGTCGAAGAATATGCAGTACCAGCACTATCTGTTGGATTTTTAAGAAGACCGATTTGTCTGAATGAAGTTCCAACATGGAATTCTCCATCTTCAGTACCAGCAGGTTGAATGTTAAACATCATCGACTTTGCACGTAAATCATCTCTTGCGTCTGCACCAAATCCTGCCTTTGGCCCTATTCGAACTCTTGCGGCAGCACTTGTTGTTGGTGAACCTCCACCTGAGAATGCAATGTGTGCGTAATCATATCCTGTACCCATTTTCAGAGTAGACGCACTATCGTCGATTACAACTTTTGTAACCGCACCACCTGATACTGTAGCAGATGCAGTCGCACCAGAACCGTTACCAACAATTGTTACAGACGGTGCAGAAGAATATCCTGCCCCACCATTTGTTAGATCGATACCACAAATAGGACTTGCAACCGCACTATCCTGTACAGTCTTTTGTTGTACGTCTGTAGATGTAGATGTGATATTTCCAGATCCATCTGAATCTAAAATACGAACTTTCTTTACTGGTATAAAGTTTGCACTTGTAAAGTTAGTGTTATCAATAACACCAACTGTGTATAAGAATTTCCATGCATATCCATCACTTGTTGTAAAAGGAATTTGAGATGTACCTGATGGTGCAACAGTTGATGCGTTGGCAACACCGCCTGCGCCTCTTGACTGACGAAGACAAACGTAAACTTGGTTATTGTCGATCATGGCATAGTATGGTGTGGCTGGGTGAGATACAATCGAGTCATCGTATTCACCATAAACTGTTCCTGATGACCAGTTGATACGAGGAATAACAAAGGAATAGTCTGCGGCCAGTTTTGCACTCTGCATACTAAGTCTGAAATCTCTCTCTTCTCTCTCAGTTATCTGAGGAGTTGTCGCAGTATCAGAGTCATTCCAATCTTCACTTTTACCGATACCGATATAGTACTTGGTTGCGGCGGAGTCTGCGTCGGCCTGCAACTGTGACATGAAGAGTTTCTTTGTGTTTTGTGTAATTATAGCTGCCATGTTTTATCTCTCGTTTATGCTACAGTAAGTGCTGGAACTGTACCAGATGTTGCCTGATTGCAAAGTACCCAAGTCGCACCAGTCCATATGAGTTCCGCCACTGCGTATTGTGCAAGTGCCACAGTAGTTCCGTTTGCAAATGTTGCTGGAGTAATTGTTGCAACACCAGCACCTATGTTAATAAATTTTTTCATTTGACCATTCTTATCACCGTTGATGAGTGATATTGCGATTGCACCACCGTTATTTAAAAGTGTAAGTGGAACCAATGCTGACGCTGCACCAGTACCAGTTAAAGTTTCTAAGGTCATTGATACTTTAGTTGCAAGATCGATTGAACCTGTGCCTTTTGCTTTTAGAGTCAATCCTAAGTTAGTTGCACCATCTGGTTCAATTATAATTGGATTTGATGATGCGGAGTTAGTTATCACTAAGAAGTTTACCGCACTACCAGTCGCAGGCGTTTTGATTGTCTCGTTACCGCTAGTATCTGTAAACTGTAATACTTTTGGTGTTGTAAGAACAGGACTTGTCAACGTCTTGTTGGTCATAGTTACTGTATGATCTTTAAAGACAAATTCGTCTGCGCCACCCAATAACGGTAATGTGACAGTTCTATCTGCCGCAAGTTCACTTACTGCAAATACATATTGATGGTCTGCTGAAGTGTCGTTAATCTGTGGTGTAGTGATTACAGGTGATGTAAGAGTTTTATTTGTTAAGGTCTCAGTTGCAGTGATAAGAGAGACAGTACCAGTTAGATCTGGAAGTGTAATTGTTTTATCGCTAGAAGTTGTATTGGCAAATGCAAGAGTCGTTTCAAAGTCATCTGCACTAGAACCTTCAGATATAATAGAAGAAGCCCCCAACGTGATAGTAGACGATGGAGAATTACTGTCACCCAAAATTGTATAGATTTCACGGAAATTGTTATTGATCTTGTTGGCAGCATCACGAAGTGTGTCACCTGTATTGTCGTTTGCCAACGTTCCGTTATTAATTGTCTCTCTTGCCATTTTTTAACCTTACTAAGTTAATCTTATTTATAATAGTTATTATGCAGAATCTGTATAATATTTAAAATCATCTGCATCAATGGTAACTTGACCATCAGACATTCTAAGAACTCCAAGACCTTCTGGTGATCCGTCACTGTCCATATCGAATGTCTGTGAGTTAACACGTACAACATTGACCAAGTTCTCGAATGTGTTATCCAAGTGACGTAGTGTACCAAGTACGTTAGTGTCACTATCTGTTCCACCGATTGTTGCATAGTAACCGAATGTAGATTGATCAACATCAATTCTATATCTACCGCCAGGCGTAGAGCCTTCACTATCGTATGGTTTCGATGTTGTACCTATAATACCAGTTACCGATGACAATGCACGTGGTGAGAATAGTGCCTGACCTTCGAACGTCGGTATGTTAGTATCTTCTATCGAAATAGGCATATTATCAAATGATATGTCTGCGTTTCTACTTTCGATAAGAACTGATGCACCAACAAACATACCGCCTGGATGTGCAAACAATTTGTACATGTCCAACCATTCGGATGATGATATACCGATCTTAATCAGGATTGCCCAGAACTGAAAAATTGTATCGTCTGTTATTTTTAACCCACTCTCGGGCCCAATGTTATCACCGACTTTCATAACCAAGTCTTTACCATAGATGATGTCTGGTGTTTCACCAAAGAACAATCGGAAGAAACGTTCTATACCAAACTTAGTACCCTTGGATCTGTAGAAGTTGTTTGATAACTCAGATCCAACCCTTTTGTCTATCGCACCACCTTCTGTCGTGTAGTTTTGACCCAACAGAAGTTCGTCTTCGATGAACGTCAGATTTTCTACATCTGTTTCTGCAACATCTCTCAATGTTGGTAATGTTTTTAATTGATAACCAAAGTTTCTGTCACTATCCCAACCATAAGTTACAAGTCCACCTGTCGCCGAGTCTGCCTCAAACGCACGTTGTGAGTATACCTGTTCACCTTGATTTGAAAAGGTGTGGTCAGAGTCTAAGGTATTATAATATGTTTCCAAGAAAGAGACAAGTTTTGGATACTCTTGTTTGTAATGATCTGGAAGGACATCCTTTACCAAACTTCCAACAAGACTTATCTCTCGTCTGTTTAAATCTTTGAGAGTACGATCAGCCATTATTAATTATCCGCGTTTACTGATACGGCCTGTATTCTAGATTCTTCTTCATCATAATATAAAATATTGTTTCGTGTTGGAGATATCGCAGATTGGTTAGCAGGCAAAACCGATATTTTAATAACTCCACCGCCGCCCAAAAGACCAGTCGGTCTGAAAGAAACGATATTTACTGTTCTATTCGTTGCGTCATAACTACCTATGTTGTCTACGACCACTAGACCATTACCAGCATTTATCACCTGTAATTTGTTAGTAGAGCGTCCGATACCATCTGTTGCATATGTTTCGTTAATAATTCTACAAGTAACACCATCGATTGTAAACAACCCAGATCTAACAACATAATCTTCTTCGGTAGGTGTTTTAGAAGGAATAGGTTGAGAAATATCCGATGGAAATGTAAGAGTAAATGTATTATTTACGTTAATTGTCGGTTCAATTCTCTGTTGCATTCTTACAACAGATCTAGAAGATAAAACGGCAGGGCTTACTTCATCCACCAAGGTCAATATGTTAGATCTTCTAAACGACTTACCAAACTTTCCTAGTGTAGTGCTAAAGTATTTTGATACCTCTGTATTAATAAGAGTCGAAATTGCGTTATTGGAAAGAGATGTCAACCTCGGATTGATCTGATAGAATATGTCATTTTCGATAAACGTTTCTACTGGATCACTAAATTCTATTCTGAAAGATATTACGGCAAGTTGATCTACTAAATCTCTAATTGAGTCTTTAGTCGCTTCTTGTTTTACTGCCGATACATCATCTTCAAAGTCAATAGACGTGAATACTGTACCAAATTTTGGATTATAATCATCCTCTCCACCCCAAGATGTGATATCATTAATAAGTGTTGAGAAGTTACGTAGAATGATCGAAGTATAGTCAGATGCAGTCACCATTCTATTTTGTGTTGCATATTGAAACGGTGCATTTGTTCTAATTGATTCTATAGATTCTCTTTCATCACCACCTGTAGATTTTGTCGCATTAGAAACTATCAAATTAAAAGAAGATCCCGAAACAGTAATTGTACTAGACGGATTGAAAAGTGTTGCACCATTTGCAGGAGCCCCACTTGTTGAGATATATTCTAATTCAATCGCGTTACCAGCCTGTGGTACTCTACCTAAAACACCAGCAGTTTGACCTGATGCCACAGAACCAAAAGATAATTGATAAAAACCATTTGGTGCTTCTTTCATAATATAAATTAAAGAGTTTGTATTAATCGTAGTTGCTTGAGTTATGTTTTGATACACATCATTTGTACTTGCACCATATGTTGGATATACTCTTACAATAGCAGTGTCAGTATCCATACTCAAGTCTGGTATGATATACACGTCTGCTTCGTTGTATTCGCCCACCAAAAATGTTTTGATTTTGGTCGTACCTTCAAAGATGGGAAGATTGGAAGATCCATCAGATGTTTGGAATACATAAACACCAGCACCGTCATCTGATGCAGTAAATATTTCCTTTGTTTGAAATGTGTAAGATATTTCATCAACTGTGGTTGTAAATTTTGTAAAGGCGGGCAAGTCTACAGTGGAAGGTCTACCATCTAAATCAGATAAGTTAACCGCGACTTTAACCGTAGATTGTGAAGAAGTCTTACTGTCTGGAACATATCCAATACCAGTTGCAAGTGATACAACACTTGATCGTAGTTGTGCAGTACCAAGAAATGATTCGTTCAATGCAAAGTTAGATGTAAGACCATTGATATGCGTGTTGTATGCAAGAACGTCAAGGATGTTATTAAGACCAGAGGCTTCAAAGTCGTAGTCTTTGAATTCCGTCTGTGCTTTCAAGAAATCTCTCAAATTTGCTTTAATATTTTGAAAGTCTAGTGCAGTTGATTTTATAGTTGTTGCCATGTTACCTTAACCTTGCCAGTACGATTGAAACCGATACTTCTTCTTGGGTGTTTATTACTTGAAATGTTATCTTTACATCTATAGAATTGATATCGGGGAGAGAATTCGCCAGAACATTTAACACTTTTGCTCTCGGTTCATATTTGTTGATAGATGCGATTACCTGATCTTCAATCTCTTCCTCTGTGTCTGCATCCGCTAATTCAAATAACATACCTTGAATATTGGCACCAAAATCTGGGAGAAAGGGTTTCTCATTTAGATTGGTCATACACAAATTCTTAACCGCTTGTTTTACTGCAGCCGCATCTTCTTTCTTAAAGATGTCTTTACTAACTGATTTACTAGTAAAGGTCAAATCGATGTCGATATACTTCCTTTTCCGACTACCAAAAATAGTCGAGACACTAGTATTACCGTCCTCTATCGAAAAAGTTTTTGCCATCGAATTCTCTTTATTTTACCTTTATTTATAACACAAATCAGAAGTTCTGTGAAACATAGTCATCTAAACTTATCTCGCCCCTCTTCAATGCACTTGGTACTCCTGCTGGAAAACTCTTAGGCCAGAAGTGGCCACTGTCACCGTCGAGAGAATTATTAAATCCGTGTTTATTGAATGCTCTTCTCATCCGACCAGTATATTCCTGTACACCTCTATTACCAGCATCGTATTTTCCGTTAACATATATTGTAACATCAATTGCGGATGCCCAGTTATGCCACGAGTTACCACCTGACGCGGCTCTAATACCTTTTGCTTTCAACGCATTTGACCTCGCCTTAGATCTGAATGCCTCTGATACATTCATATCTCTATTGTCATTAAAGTTCTCTTTGAGATATTGTTTTACCCCTTCTGCAAATGCACCACGCAAGCCTGGGTGACATTCATTAATTTTATTTGCAATATTTGAAGCATATTTTGACGGTGCAAAATCTGCAGCGGTAAACGTTCCACCTTGTTTATATGGTGGTGGTTGTTTAATTGCTGCTGCACCATTTGTCAATGTAACTTCTGCAAGATCTGAGTTAGTTAAAACTGTATTGTTGAATGACGTTTCTAGTTGTAATTTTGGCGGCCCTTCAGATTCATATGTTTTATCAATCTCGGGCATCTCTACAATAATTTGCGTATTAATTGTTTCTTGCTCTGACTGTGGATTGGGTTCCATCGAATCATAATCCAAAGAGATTTTTTCAAAGAAAGGAAGTTGGTCTTGTAGATGAGCAGCAAATTCATATGAAACGTCCATATTATTTCTGTTTTGATCATCATACAATTCATACACGATTATTAGGCCTCTACTTCTTTTATCTGGTATACTATCAGCAGCCACACTTTCTGACTTTTCTTTATCTGCGTGTGCATCTCCAACTACTAATGGTTTATAGACACCTTCAGTTACCACTAGTTTATGATTTACAAATCTACCAGTATCCGCTCTCGCGAGTTTTAATACTTCTGCCTGAAGCATCAATTGTCTTACGAGATCTCCTCTTTCTTCAAATGTGGGTAAGTGATTTAAAGTAGCTGCACGACCGTCTTTATTAAACATGAATGTCGATACTGGAATACCTTTTGCAACTAACGTTTTCATGTTAATAGCAGTAACACCTTCTCCACGTGGATTTATTCTATTTGGATTATATAAAGGATCTGGTAAAAATTTCCGTATTTCTTTTCCACCTGATACTCTACCTACATTGCCAGAATAACCACTAACATCATATGGAAGTCTACTAGTACCACCACTTGTAACACGCCCCATCGCAGGCGGTGTTTTGTTGAAATAACTTTGTGATATGACACCTTCTTCAACCAATTTGGTGAGTAGTTCTACGTCTGCCGCCTGTGATGCATCCTTTAACAACGCCCGGGCAGAAGCGGTAGTATGTTTAACTCTAGTAAGTTTTCTTTTGATTTCACCGTCTGCATCAATTGATACTTTCTTAACACCTCTAGGATCACCTGTGAGTAACGCCTTTACAGAATCAGTGTCAGGCCCTTTACCATCTCTGATAAGATTAGTCGCAGTATTTGTCATACTATATCCGCCAGGTGATGTTGCACCTTCTGTTGCCGTAGCTGCTCTGTTTGCGTCAATCGCTTCTTTTGCAGTACCGTTTAGATCACCGTGGAATGTTGGTGCAGTCACACCATGAGAAAACTTCGCACTTCTTCCGTAGAAGTTTAGTCCGTGGAAGAAACTGGATTGACCACCGAATACACCTTGCAACAATGCTATCTGTCCTTTGACCCCGATGATATCAATTTGTGGAGCGCTATATGCGATCTGCTGTTCTGATGTAACCTTTGAGTATCCACCGGCACCAAGATCAAAATTTCCCTCAACCGTATAATTTACGTCACCCTTCACCACATTCTCTTCTTTACCGAATGTAAATGAAGTTCTATTTTCAACCGTGGTTTCACTTCGACTACCCAGAACAGTAGAAGACTTACCACCATTAATTTTTTCAGTCGAAGATCCAGTAACAGTTTCTTTCTTTTCACCAGCCACTGTCAAATTGTAATCACCAGCAACCCTGAGATCAAAATCACCTGATGCATCGATCTCTAAGTTTTTCGCAGATATTCTCAAGTCACCTTCAATCATCATTACGTCAGTACCACCAATTTGTGTTACCCTGTTACTTTTAGATGACATGATCATAGTACCGTCTGCCTGCAACTGAAACCCAGATCCGTCTGCATGTTTAATAACAACATTTTGGTTATCGGCTGTATCATCAAAGACCATTACGTGACCAGACTTTGTTTGTCTGACACTAACATCACCATATTGACTAGCAGTGGTTGGTTTTGTGTATACTTCGGACAAGTTGATAGTAGGATCACCCCCCATAATATTAATACTGTGGGTATCATCACCTGTAACTTGTGGATTCAAAGATGGTTTGTTGTGAAATTCCGCTAAAGGATATTGACCTTCTGGATCTGAAAATCCAAATCCTGATTTTTTACCTGTATCACCAGATGTGTCTATTTTGTCTACTTCAAATGTATCTGCCATTATTCTACTCCTGATCCTGATATGCCAGTGCCGTATCCGCGCTGCCCCGCGTCATGATCGTATTGTGCATCTATTCTATCGATTATTTCAAACCTAGTTAAAAATTTACCATCTGCTGTTGGTACACAAGTATTTGTTTTTCCCAGAATGGTCTCAATAAAATTAATTACATCAAATCCTGGCGAACCGCCTTCTCGACCATTAGACAAATCTGATTGTCCGAAAACATCTGACCCTGCCCCAAAGTTCTGATAAAACCCCTGTAAGAACCTTCCCATTTGAGAGAACTGTCGATCATTTGGGCCAGGTTTACCTTTACCACTTTTTCTGTCAATTCCACCGATATACACAAGACTAATACTTAGAGGTCTAAATGCAGCGTCCGTGTGTGCTGTCTCTTTTCGAATATTCGTTGTATTGAATATCTTACCATTTCTTGCAATGAGAAAATGATAAGGTGAAGTTTTTCCTTGGTTGGCATACGCCTGTTCCATTTCATCTGGGCCAAACCCAGTGCCTGATCCCTGTCCAGAACTATGAATAACAAGTGTTGTGACCTCTCTATTACAAGACTGCATAATTTTCAGCAGTTCGTTTGCAGATCTGATTGCCGTGTATTTCTTGGGTACTTCTGGTTTGGGTACTTCACTAATTGTCGTAGTACCTTCACTTTCGTTTTTTGTGACCCTTTGTCCATTTTCAATTGTAGTGACTTCGCCTGGTTTGTCTACCTGTGCCTGCTCTGCTGATACGCCTGCATCTGCTGTTGATGTAGGTACTGCATTAGAAGGTACTTCTGGGCTTTTTGGTTTAGGATCTGGTTCTGGATTAATAGAAGACACGTTAGTATCTGTTTTACCAGTGTCTGGCGCTTCATCTTTTATAGAATTTGTGACATCTGATTTTGTTTTCGAAACCTGTACTTTTACATCTGAGATTTTTTGTTCGTAAGTTGCAACTTCAGAACTCGCAGCGACTTCTGGACTTACAATTTTCATTTTTTCTACAAAATTACTTACTTCCTTTTCAGTCTTAAAGTTTTCAAATGGTATGTTTGCAGCTGTTGCCGCTTGTTTTAGATTATCGGGAACTGAAATCTTTCCCATCGCAGAACCTACGGCAGATTGTACATCACCAGACATCAAGGTATTTGTTATACCAGTGAGTTCTAGTTCGGGTATACCAGCTTCATCAATGATACCTCTGAGATTATTTGTAATAGAGAAACTTTTATTCTCTACGATATCTTTTAAAAAGTTTCCGCTGCCAAACGGGCCAGTCGCACTTGCAAAACTCTTCTGTAAAGCTCCAAGTTGATCAGTCATTGCCTTGACGTTTAGATTTTCTTTCAGTGATGTTACCTGATTGAGAATATCATTTTGAAACTCTGGTAGAGTAAGTTCTTTCATCACCCCTTCGAATTTTTCTATAGACTCTCCTGTCACACTCTCTAATGATGATGCAATAGATTTTGCATTACCATCTGCAATAATAGAATTTAACATAGTGTCTGCTGACGCCATTGCAGTCTTTGCAGTGGGCATAATATCACTCAACAAATCTTCACCATCGAAGTCTGCCATTTCTGCAATTCTAGAAACACCAGCCGCATCCATGTTTTGTACCAAATGTTCTGCGGCTCCTGGCATATCAG